TGGATAGAGATGAGGACGTAGCTAGGTATCAGGGTCTGGCATTTAGCTGGATAGGCTTTGATGAGTTGACACAATGGGCTTCTCCATTTGCATGGAATTACATGCGATCTCGTCTACGATCCACTGCCCCTGATTTGCCTATCTATATGAGGGCAACTACTAACCCCGGAGGTAGGGGGCATAGTTGGGTCAAGAAAATGTTTATTGATCCTGCTGTACCAAATAGAGCATTTAATGCTACCGATATTGAAACAGGTCAGCCAATGCTTTATCCTGAAGGGCATAGTAAAGAGGGAGATGCTTTATTTAGACGTAAGTTTATACCTGCTATATTAGCAGATAATCCTTATTTATCAGAGTCTGGTGATTATGAAGCAATGCTTCTATCTCTGCCAGAACAACAACGGCGACAGTTATTAAATGGCGACTGGGATATAAAAGAAGGCGCAGCATTTACAGAGTTTAATAGAGAAATACATGTAGTTGAACCTTTTAATATCCCTTCTAATTGGGTTAAGTTTAGAGCATGTGATTATGGTTATGGTTCGTATAGTGCAGTAGTTTGGTTTGCTGTAGCACCAGATGAACAACTAATTATTTATAGAGAACTATATGTATCTAAAGTTTTAGCTGCTGATTTAGCAGATATGATTTTAGATATAGAACAAGAAGATGGAACAATTAAGTATGGAGTATTAGATAGTTCTTTGTGGCATAAAAGAGGGGATACTGGACCTAGCCTAGCTGAACAAATGATTATGAAAGGATGTAGATGGCGTCCTTCAGATAGAAGTAAAGGCAGTAGAATATCTGGTAAAAATGAAATACATAGACGTTTACAGGTTGATGAGTTTACAGAGGCACCAAGGTTAGTACTTTTTAGTAATTGTGTAAATCTTATATCACAATTACCTGCTGTACCACTTGATAAGAATAATCCAGAAGATGTAGATACAAAATCGGAAGATCATTTATATGATGCATTACGATACGGTGTAATGACAAGACCAAGATTTAGTATATTTGATTTTGATGTTAATTTATTAAATAAAGGATATACACCTGCTGATGCAACATTTGGGTATTAAGGAAAATTAAATGGCCGAAGATGAAGATAATGCAATAATTGAAGATCAAGGTATGTCTATGGAAGATGTTCGTACTTCTTCAGTGGAAGAAGATATAAATAATAGCCCCCTTGTTAGGTTTGTGCAAGATAGATATTCTCGTGCAAAAGATTATCGTGATATGGATGAAGAACGGTGGTTAAAGGCATATCGCAATTATAGAGGTTTGTATAGTCAAGATGTTCAATTTACAGAAGCAGAAAAATCTAGGGTCTTTATTAAAGTAACTAAAACTAAAACATTAGCTGCGTATGGTCAAATTGTAGATGTACTATTTGCTGGTCAAAAGTTTCCTTTAAGTATCGAACCTACTAAACTTCCAGAAGGCGTTACTGCAAATGTAACTTTTGATCCTAAAGAACCAGAACAGTTAAAAGAGATGACTAATCCTTATGGACATAGGGATGATGGAAATGAATTGGCTCCCGGTTCAACAATTAATAATTTAGAACTGGGACCGCTAGAAGAAAAGTTAGAAGGTATTGATGTCGAAGAAGGTATAGGTGTTACTCCTTCTGCTGCTACATTTAGTCCTGCTATGGTAGCTGCTAAGAAGATGGAAAAAAAGATTATGGATCAGCTTGAAGAAAGCAATGCTTCCAAACATCTTCGTAATACTGCCTTTGAAATGGCTTTATTTGGAACAGGTATTATTAAAGGTCCATTTGCAATTAATAAAGAATATCCAGATTGGTCAGAAGAAGGTGAATACAATCCTAAAATAAAAATAGTTCCTCAACTTAATCATGTGAGTGTGTGGAATTTTTATCCTGATCCAGATGCAAATAATATGGATGAAGCTCAGTATGTAGTTGAGCGGCATAAATTAAGTAGGACACAATTACGTGCTTTAAAACGTAGACCTTTCTTTAGAGAGAATGTTATTGAAGAATGTGTTGAAATGGGAGAATCCTATTTAAAAGAATCGTGGGAAGATACCTTAGCTGATTATCAAATTCACCACGATGTTAATAGGTTTGAAGTATTAGAGTATTGGGGTATTTTAGATAAAGATTATCTTGATTCAGAAGAGGTAGACTTACCTAAAGAATTTAATGACGCAGATCAGGTACAGGCTAATATATGGATGTGTCAAGATAAGATAATTAGACTTGTAATAAATCCATTTAAACCTGTACGTATTCCTTATATGGCCGTTCCTTATGAATTAAATCCATATAGTTTCTTTGGTGTAGGTATTGCAGAGAATATGGAAGATACGCAATCTCTTATGAATGGCTTTATGCGTATGTCAGTAGATAATGCTGTACTATCGGGTAATTTAATTATAGAAGTTGATGAAACTAATTTAGTACCGGGACAAGATTTATCTGTTTATCCCGGTAAAGTATTTAGGCGGCAAGGTGGGGCACCGGGGCAAGCTATCTTTGGAACTAAGTTCCCGAATGTCTCTAATGAGAATTTACAATTGTTTGATAAGGCCAGACAGCTTGCCGATGAGAGTACCGGCTTCCCTTCCTTTGCACATGGTCAAACAGGTGTAGCAGGAACAGGTAGAACAGCAAGCGGAATTAGTATGTTAATGAATGCTGCGTCCGGTGCAATTAAAAATGTTATTAAAAATGTAGATGATTATTTGTTACATCCATTGGGTGAAGGTTTCTTTCAGTTTAATATGCAGTTTGATTTTAATCCTGAACTTAGAGGAGACTTAGAAGTTAAAGCTCGTGGAACTGAAAGTCTAATGGCAAATGAAGTTAGAAGCCAGAGGTTAATGCAATTCCTAGGTGTTGCAAGTAATCCTGCCTTAGCTCCCTTTGCTAAGTTTCATTATATCATTGCTGAGATTGCAAAATCTATGGACCTTGATCCTGAAAAAGTTACGAATAGCATGGAAGATGCAGCTATACAAGCAGAACTTCTTAAACAGTTTCAGGCTACTCAACCACCGCAACCTCAACAACCACAACAAGTTCCTCCCGGCATGAACCCGCAAGATACAGCAGGTACAGGTGGGGGAGCGATAGGCACTGGGCAGGTTCCTGCACCACAAGAACAAGGATTTACAGGTAATGAACAAGCAGGAGGAACTATGGGGCAAGCTCCACCCCCTATTCAACAACAACCGCCAGTGGGTTAATTTAAGTAATTACTTAGATTTTTTGGTTGAACAGCAACATAAAGTTTTGGAGCAATCACAAGAGCATGTAGCTTTATATAAAGCTCAAGGTGCTATTGAACTATTAAAGCATCTTAAAGATTTAAGACAAAACGTATTGGGGAATAAATAATGGCTTTAGATAATCAAATGAGTATGTTTGAAGAAGAAGATAATATGGGATTGATGCAAGAAGGAGGAGGTACTGATCCTGTTTCTGGGAATGAAGTTCCCTCTGGAGGTACAGAAGAAGGAGTACGGGATAATGTTGAAGTAAACATGAGTCCGGGTGAAATGGTATTTTCAGAAGCAGAAACTCGTTATCATGGTGTCGAGAAACTAATGGCCTTGAAAGATGAAGCCAAGATGGGTTATAAAAAGATGGATGCTATGGGCCAGATGGGAAATCCAGATGAGGCTAGTATTCCTAATGATGCTATGTTTAATCCCGGCGGTATGCCTTTCTCTGTAATTGATATGGAATATGTGGACGAAGAAGAAGGATCACAGTTTCAAACTGGTGGTTTGCTACCCCAAAATGTTAATCCTTCTATTCAGCAAACTATTCCCACTACTTCTTTTTTACAACCTGCACAAACTCAGTTTATAAGTACACTTAATCCTGTTACGGGGCAACCTCAAACTTCTGCTCAACCAACACTTACCCCAGCAAATATAGGACAGATTACTACCCCAACTACTACTGGTTCAACATTAGCTGGTGTTAATCCTGCTCAAACTAATACAGCATTACCTACAGCATTACCTGTTGCAGGTGTTACTCCTGCTCCCAGTACACTTCCTACATTACCTAGTTTTGGTACAGCTTCTGCAGGTACAACTTCTATTAATTTCTTTAGAAACGCAGAAGGACAAGTTATTCAAATTCCTGTTGTTAATGGTAGGCAAACATTTGAGGCACCGGATGGCTTTCAAAGGTTTGATCCAACTAATCCTAGTGCTGACCCTTTTGTGTCACCCGATGCTGTGCGTACACAACCATCACGCCGGGAAGAAGAAAGAGAAGAGCGGCGAGAAGAATTAGAAGGTGGTTTTGATCCAGCAGATGCTTCATTATCGTCATTTGCTGGAGAATTTAATAGCCTAGCAGACTTTGAAGCCGCAATAACTGGCCGTGGAAAAGGAGATTATTCAATAGGTAAAGGAGACTTAGAATCTGCTGCATCAGCGGAGGCAGCAGGAGAAGCTATAGGTGAAGAGGCGGCGGTGGCTCAAGCACAGGAAAATATAGGATATACTGACGAGACTGGAAAAGATTTGTTTGGATATGATTATACAACAGACGAAAAATCAGAACAAACAGAAGAAACAACAGAAGAACCTCAGCACTCATTCCCGTCTGAGTATGCTACCATCGATGTAGCCATGTCGGACGATCCAGAATATTCATTCGAATTCGGGTATCAATCTGGACCGCATGGCTCAGGTCAGGCACCCGGAACATCCACTCCCGGTCTGGCTGGACAAGGAGAGCAAGGTACGGAGGGCACAGGTTCAGCAGAAGGAACGGTATCTGGAGATGTTTCTGCAGTAGGTGCGATAGGTGGTCAAGCTGCGAGTACTGGTCCCGGTGGAACAGAAGGTACTGTTAGTGGCGGTGGAGAAGGAACTCCCGGCCAAGGTGAAGGTACGGCTGATGCCGATCCCGGCGGCGATCCCGGCGGCGATCCCGGCGGTGGATCACATATATGCACGGCTACTTACAACGCTGGTCTAATTACAACTCCCCATTTTAAATCTCTTAAAAAATATGGTATGAGTTTACGTAGACAAGACCCCTATATGATGAAAGGTTATGATATAGTTGGTCCTGTGTGGGCTAAATTAGTAGGTAAAAATAAATTTGCTACTTCACTAGCAAAATTTCAAACTAGTTATTTTGAAAAGATAATACACAAGCATAAATTAAACTACAAACAAAAATTATTTAACTGCTTGTCTGTAGGTATTATACGTCCTACTTTTAGGATTTTAGGATGGCTATCAACCTAACTTCCACACCCCAAAAAGTAAAAATAAGTCAATACATTCTTACTTTTATGGTAATGGTGTATTTAATAATACAGCCGTTTCCCGATATTAAGTATTTGTATTTGTCAATATTCGTATATTTTATTCAAGGTTGTATGGGTGTAACTGCTTTATATCACAGATCACTATCTCATAAAAGCTGGATACCGTGTAAACCGTTAGAATATTTTAGTGCTATTGCAGCATCTTTAGGAGGAACATCTAGTCCTATAAATTGGGTAACTACACATATAGCACACCATAAATATGCAGATACCGAATTTGATCCGCATCCGCCTAAGTATAAAGGATATAAAGTATTATTTAGTGATTATAATTTAACTAAAGTATCAAGACCGCCCATGTTTTTGTTAAGAAATAAATTTTATGTGTTTATATATAAATACTATTATGGTATAATTTTTAGTTGGGCAGCTTTACTATATGTAATTGATCCTCTACTTTTTTGGTGGATGTGGGCTATTCCCGCAGTTTTACAAATATGGGCAAGTACCATAAATAATTGGGCTACCCACAATAAGTGGGGATATATTAGATATAAAACTTCAGATGATTCTAAAAACATATGGTGGTTTCCGTTTTCTTGGGGAGAAGCATGGCATAATAATCATCATGCAGAACCTTGGACCTATAGCTTTAGTAGAAAATGGTATGAAATAGACATGACAGGTATGTATATATGGCTAATGATAAAATTAGGATTAGCTACTAGAGGACAGAAATGGAGCTAAAAAAATGGAAAGAAGCGAACTTATACTTGAATTACAAACTGAAATTAGACAAAATTTTATTAATTTATCGGAAGATGAACAGGATATAATTCGCGCTAATAAAGGCTCCGACTATGCTAATTTGCTTAGAAAAATTATACCAGAAGAATTGTGGGGTAGTTTAATTACTAGAGAAGCTAGTAACAGACCACTTCGTAATCGTGGGTTGGCGACACGTTAAATTTATGCCAATGTGCTGGCTACTCATCCCCTGTGTATATAACACGGCTACGGTGGCCCCAGTAAAGGAGAAGTA